ACAAAGATCACCATCCTGCTAATGGACACATACAGTTTGTTTATGGTCACGCAGCTAATCATACGGGATCTAATTGTTTGATGAAACCACAGGTCGGGGACTTCTATGTCTTTCCGGCTCACCTACATCATTGTGTTTATCCTTTTAAAACAAAGGGTGAAAGACGTAGTTTTAGTGTAAACTTTACGATTTCAGCCACTTATAAGGACAAAAACCAAGAGCCAAAATCTTATGCAGATCAAGAAAAAGAAATGAGTGTGGAGAAAGAAAATGCTTAAATCACAAAATAAAAGAAAAGTACGAAAAGTTGTCAAAGGGTTAAATAAGGCTTCAAAGCTTCACGCAGGTCAAGCTAAAACTTTAAAAACTTTATTAAAAAACGGTAAGAAAAAATCATAATGTGGATTTCAATGGTGTTAGTTTGTACCACTCCACTTGCTAATACTTGTAATGTAATGATGGATACTGAAACTTTTTATGAGACTGAATTACAGTGTTTTAAAAAAGGTAACATTCAAATTAAGTATTTATCTGAAAATCCTATTGTTTATTTTGCTATGCCTTTATGTCAGGAAATAATTTTAAGTAAACCCACTTGATTATTTTATATTTTTCTACATAATCCCATATATAAATGCAATTTTATAGGATTTTTTACACAAATGAGTAATATTTTTGTTGCAGAAGCTATTTTTAAGCTTATAAATGATCATAGGCGGACTGTTTTGGATGTTTTACAATATAACAATGTAAAAAACATGGAACATTATCGCGAACTTATGGGTAATTTAGATGCCCTTAACTATATTGAACAGGAACTCAAGAGCCTGCTAAATAAACAGGAGCAAAATGATGAATAAAAGCACTACAATTAAGGCATCAGCCACGCCAAAAGCTGTTGCAAACCTTTCAGATGCATATCAAGAAGAGAAATACTTAAATCCAGAGGCTTTAGAGGGCTCTTTGTTGGACAGAATGCCTAGTCCTACAGGTTGGAGACTGTTGATTTTGCCTTATAGGGGCAAAGGAAAGACAGAGGGTGGGATACATTTACCGGATAAAGTTGTTGAACAGAACCAAGTGTCTACTCAAGTCGGATATGTCCTAAAAATGGGCACACTTTGCTACCAAGATAAAGAAAAATTTCCATTCGGAGCTTGGTGTAAAGAAAATGACTGGGTAATGTTCGCCCGATACGCGGGTTCTCGATTTAACATTGACGGTGGGGAGGTCAGAATACTCAATGATGACGAAATTCTGGCTAAAATACAAAATCCAGACGATATTTTGCATTTTTAGGAGGTATAAATGGCAGAAGACAAACAAATAGAGCTTGAATTAGACGAATCAAACGATGTCGAGGTTGAAGTTAAGCCAGATGAGAAAAAAGAGGAGGCTACGGAAGTAGTAACCGAAACAACGGATGAAGATCAGTTTAAAAAAGCTGAATCAGCTACGCAAAAACGAATAAATTCTCTTACAAAGAAGATGAGAGAGGCGGAGAGAAGAGAACAAGAAGCATTAAACTATGCAAAAAGTGTTCAAAACGAATCAAACAACCTTAAAGCAAGATTAAACAATTTAGACACGAGTTATATCAATGAATATGACAATCGTGTTAAAAGTCAGATGGCACAAGCGGAAAAAGATCTTGCTAAGGCAATGGAAATAGGTGATTCGCAGGCAGCGGTTGTTGCAAATAAGCAAATTGCAGAGCTTGCCGTGCAAAATAGTCAGTTAAATCAAGCAAAAGCGCAACAAGAGCGTCAAAAGGCAGTTACTCAGCAACAAAATTATGTCCAACAGCCTGCACCACAACAGCAACAGGTAAGAAGACCTGATCCTAAAGCGGAAGAGTGGGCAAGCAAAAATGACTGGTTTGGGCAAGATGAAGCAATGACTTTTGCTGCTTTTGGCATACATAAACGACTTGTCGAAGAAGAAGGGTTTGACCCGCAGACCGATGAGTATTATACTGAGTTAGATCGACGAATTAACGATAAGTTTAATTTGTCAGCTAAAGATACTGGTAGAAGACCCGTCCAGACTGTTGCCAGTGTCTCCAGAAATTCTGGGCGCAATAGTGGGAAGAAGGTTAGACTCACCCCTAGCCAAGTTGCAATAGCAAAGAAATTGGGTGTGCCGCTAGAAGAATATGCGAAATACGTGAAGGAGTAAAATTATGAGTATTGAAAATATAGATCAACCAATTAAGAGGACTTCTCGCGCTAATCAAACTAGGGAGAAGACGGCTAAACGCAAGCCTTGGGCTCCCCCTTCAATGTTAGATGCACCTCCTGCACCCGATGGTTTTAAACACCGTTGGATAAGAGCAGAAACTCGTGGATTTGATGACACTAAAAATGTCAGTGCTAAAATTCGTGAGGGTTGGGAACTAGTTCGTAAGGACGAATATCCTGATTTTGAAGCTCCGGTTATTGACACAGGAAGATATGAAGGTGTATTTGGTGTAGGAGGATTGATGCTCGCTCGCATTCCAGAGGAGACGGCTGCTGAGAGAAATGAATATTTTGCAAGAAAGAACCATGATCAAATGCAAGCTGTTGACTATGATATGATGCGAGAGAATGCACATTCAACCATGACGATTTCTAAACCAGATCGTCAATCTCGTGTAACCTTCGGTGGTCCTTCAAAAAATAAAGGCTAGGACTACCCCAATATAGGAAGATAAATTAATATGGCAAATCAAGAAACAGCCTATGGTCTTCGTCCTATTGGGCTTGTTGGTAATGCAGTTAATTCTACTGGAGTTACTCAGTATGAAATTGCATCCGACAATACTAACGCTTTGTTCAATGGTGCTATTGTGGTGCCTACCTCAGCAGGGGTAATTGATCAAGCAGGTGCTACCAGTGGTGGTACAACGCAGGCGTTGGGTGTCCTTATGGGCGTAGAGTATGTAGATAGTTCAACCAAAAAAGTAATTTTTAATAATTACTGGCCGGGTTCTAACAATGTGAGTGTGGATACAAATTTTCCTGTAAAAGCACTTGTAGCTGATAATCCAAATCAACTTTTTAAAGTTGCTTCGGATGCAACCCTTACAGATCGTGCTACAGCATTAACAGCAATTTTTGCTAATGCTTCTTTAGGCACATCAGCACGTACTGGTTCTACTAGTACAGGTAGGGCAAATGGGGCACTAAGTGTAAGTTCTATTGCAACAACAGCCACATTACCGTTGAGGATTGTAGGAATAATGGACGACGAAGCTAACAGTGATTACACTGCAGCAGGTATACCGCTTATTGTTCGACTTAATGCTCACTTCAATGCACCAACAAGTAGGTTTGATTCGCAGACAAATGCGACATCAACCGGAATATAAGGAGGGATTAGACTATGGCTATATCTCGCGCACAATTAGCGAAAGAGCTTGAACCCGGCCTTAATGCCTTGTTTGGGCTTGAGTATGATCGTTATGAAAATGAGCATACTGAAATTTTTGAAGAAGAAACATCAGACAGAGCTTTTGAAGAAGAAGTGATGCTTGGTGGATTTGCAAACGCTCCTGTTAAGTCAGAGGGTGGGGCAATCAGTTTTGACGATGCACAAGAAACCTACACCGCTAGGTATACGCATGAAACTATTGCATTAGCGTTTAGTATTACTGAGGAAGCGATTGAAGATAATCTTTATGATCGTTTAGCTTCACGATACACAAAGGCGTTAGCTCGTTCTATGGCAAATACAAAGCAGATAAAAGCAGCAGCTATTCTTAACAATGCTTTTACTGCAGGATCTTCAGCAATAGGTGATGGACAAGCTTTATGTTCAGCATCACATCCTTCTTTATCTGGAAATCAATCAAATCTATTAGCAACTGCAGCAGATCTAAATGAAACTTCATTAGAGCAAATGCTTATTGATATTGCAGGATTTACTGATGAGAGAGGTCTTAAAATTGCAGTTAGGGGTACAAAATTGATTATTCCTAAAGAATTGCAATTTATTGCGGAGCGAGTGATGAACTCGAATCTGAGATCAGGAACTGCGGATAACGACATCAACGCCAACAGAAGCATGGGTATGCTTCCTGAAGGTGCTGTTGTTAACCACTTTTTAACAGATACAGACGCTTTTTATATTAAGACTGACGCACCAAATGGTTTTAAAATGTTCAACAGAGCTGCTATTAAAACAGCTATGGAGGGGGATTTTGATACCGGAAACATGAGATTTAAGGCTCGTGAAAGATATTCTTTTGGTGTATCAGATTGGCGTTGTGTTTTTGCAACACCGGGTGCATAATGACGATGGGGAGGGCAATGATGCCCTCCCTTTAATTCTAATCTTACTGACAGCATTTGCTGACATTAGCCACGACAGGAGATTATAAATGGCTGTACATTTTACTGGACCAATCCTTTTCGCAGGTAAGGATGGACAAAGACAATGGTTTGAAAACCTGCCTATAGACAGAAACCCAGATTATCTAGTTTATATGGATGATTTTACGGGTGTAGCATTGGATAACACAAACGACTGGACAGTTGTTAAAGATTCTAGTGCCTCTGCAGCAATCGCTGCTGATGTTGTTAATGGGGCTGTAACATTAAGTTCTCAAGCTACAACGGACAATGATGGGGCCTCTATACAAGGAAACGAAATTTTTGCTGTATCTTCAGGTAGGGATATTTGGTTTGAAACCAAAATAACGCCCACTGACGCTGAGGGTGATGCAATGGATATTTGCATAGGTTTAACTGTAAACTTTGCGACTAATCCAGAAGCCATGCTTACTGCAGCGGATCGTATTGTTTTTCAAATAGATGACGGCGATAGTAATATTGATTGTGTGACTGAAAAAGATGGCACTGCAACTACCACAGATTCTGGTGTTGATATTGCAAGTGGCACTGCAGTTACTCTTGGTTTTCATGTAAAAGGAACAGGAAGTGTAGAATTTTTTGTAAACAGAAACAAAGTTGCAACGCATACTGCAAATATTCCTGATGATGAAAACTTAGCTCTTGGCGCAATGGAACTATCAGGTTCTGCCACAGGAACTAAATCAATGAACATTGACTATATGTTTGCTGCACAGAACAGATAATGGAGGGTTAGATGGCTGAAAGAAAAAGAGCCAGAACTAAATCGGGAAAATTTATATCCGATGATCCAAACACACCTGAAAATGAAGCTTGGGTCAGCACCAAATCTAACTCCAAGAAAGCACTTCCCCCAAAGGGAAGTGCTGAATATAAAGCCATGCTTTTGCGTGGTGAGATAAAGGAGTAATCAATGGCAGATGCAGTTACCTCACAAACAATAATTGATGGACCAAAAACAGTTGTGATGAAATTTACAAATGTTTCTGATGGCACTGGAGAATCTGCTGTTAAAAAAGTAGATGTAAGTGCTTTAAACGCTAGTGCGGACGGAGATGCTTGTACAGGTGTTGTTATTGAAAAAATGTGGTGGCAATGTATTGGTATGAAAGTACAAATACTTTTTGACGCGGATACAGATGTTTTTTGCATAGAATTAGGTGAAAATCAAAGTGGTCATCACGATTATACAAGTTTTGGTGGATTAACAAATAACGCGGGAACTGGAGTTACTGGAGACGTATTGTTTACCACTGTTGGTCACAGCAGTGCAGACACTTATACTGTAATTCTTTACTTGCGTAAAAAATATGGCTAGAATTATTGAGTTTTTCTCCAATTCCCACCCTTATAAAAAAAGGGTGGGAAGTATTTCTGTATTGTTATACTTATTTTTGCTCTATTTTTTGGAGGATTAAATGGCTTCTAAAACAAGAAAAGATAAGATGCCAAAAAGAAACAAACGTAATTTCCGACCCACAAAAAAAGGAGCGGGAATGACGGAGGCAGGCGTTAGAGCCTACCGCAGAAAAAATCCCGGTTCAAAACTTAAAACGGCTGTTACAAAGAAAAAAGGTCTAACTAAGTCTGAAAAGGCAAGAAGAAAATCTTTTTGTGCTAGATCTGCAGGCCAAATGAAAAAGTTTCCAAAGGCAGCCAAAAATCCTAATAGTAGATTAAGACAAGCAAGAAGGAGGTGGAGATGTTAATATCCAGAAGTAAAATGCCAAAAGGTTTAAGTTATTTTAGAAAAGGTGGTGAAGCTTCTAAAAAATCAAAAGGTAGTAAGATCTGTCCTGAAGGTAAGGCATGGGCGCAAAGAACTTTTGATACTTATCCATCTGCCTACGCTAATTTAGCAGCCTCAAAATATTGTAAAGATCCAAATTATGCCAAAAAAGCTAAAGGTGGTAAGAGAAAAGGTAAATAATGTCGAATGATCCTAAAATAGGTACGGGTAGAAAACCTAAGAACACAGGGAGAAGATTATATACCGATGAAAACCCTAAAGATACAGTAAGTATTAAATATGCTACTGTAAAAGATGCAGAGGATACGGTAAAAAAAGTTAAAAGAATTAAGAAACCTTTTGCTAGAAAGATACAAATTTTGACAGTTTTAGAACAAAGAGCTAAAGTAGCAGGAAAAAAACAACAAGCATTGATTGCAAAAAGGGCAAAAGAGTTCCTTAGAAATAAGGAGAAGAGAGTTGGGTGAATTAAAAAATTGGCTTAAACAAGATTGGGTGAGGATAGGTACAGATGGCAAAATTAAAGGTAAATGCGGTACTTCAAAGGATAAAAAGAATCCTGACAGGTGTCTTCCAAGGGCTAAAGCTCAAAGTCTTTCGCAAAAAGAAAGAGCCTCCACCGCTCGTAAAAAAAAGACAGAAGGGAAAAAGGGGAAGACCGTCGTTAAAAATACCAAACAAGCGCAAGTAAAATTTGCTGCATACGGTGGTGAAATAGCGGTTACTAAAGCAAAAAGACCCTACACAGGTAAAAAAAAGGACGGGGTGGTTGCTAGAGGATGCGGTGCTATATTAGCTGATAGAAGAAAACATACGAAGGGATCTGTAAGCACATGAGCAGTGAGTATCTTCAAGAAATTAAGGCTTGGTCTAAACACGCACTTGAAAAACCAACTAAATATTTTAATGGTTTACCACCGTGTCCGTTTGCAGAAAAAGCATGGAAAGATAATAGAGTTGATTTTGTAGTAAAAGATACTGATAATAAACAGGTCTTATATACGACTGTTTCTCAATTTCCAAATGATCTTGATATAGTTTTAATAATAGACAAAAAGTATGAGCAAGAAGCTCAAAAATTTCACGAATACTTAGACTCAATGAATGTTGCCATATCACAAGGTATGTTTATAGATAAAGATATATGGGTGATGGGGTTTCATCCAGAGGACGAAGCTAGTGAATATGTGGATGATAAAGATTTTTGCAATTTAGTAGAGGAGGAGTACGCTATAATTTTTGTACAAAGATTAACTAAATTGCATGAATCTGCAGACAAACTTAAAAAAAGAGGTTATTATAAAACATATAGTAAAGATTATAACGCTGATGAAATTTTTAAATTAAGAGAAACTTTATATAGGAGACTTAAAAATGGTAATGAAGCCTAAGAAAAAAATGGGTGGTGGAATGATTAAAAAAATGCGTGGCGGTGGCATGGCTAAAAAAATGCGTGGCGGTGGCATGGTTAAGAAAATGCGCGGTGGCGGCATGGTTAAAAAGAAAAAGTAAAGGAAATTAAAATGGCCGGATCAAGAGTAAATATAGGTAATGCGGGTTTTAAAAAAATGAAATCCAAAGGTGGTACCGTTAAAATGAAATCTAAAGGCGGTATGATTAAAAAGAATAAGCCTAAAATGATGTCTAAAGGCGGTATGATTAAGAAAAACAACAAACCTAAAATGATGTCTAAAGGTGGCATGATTAAAAAGAATAAGCCCAAGATGATGTCTAAAGGTGGAACTGTTAAGAAAAATAAAATGAAGATGATGTCTAAAGGTGGGACTATTAAGAAAAATAAAAAATAGAAAGGAAACATGGCATATTTACAAAGTAATATTCCACATTTTAAATGTTGGGTACGTAGAGAATATACTCACAACCATGAAAAATATCATGGTGAATTTTTACACGCAATGGCAGTGGCGGTCACAACAATGCCTTGTAGATCTTTGAGTTTTCAAGTCATTTTTACTGGTTTAGAGGAGGGGTCAGAGGAAAATGTACATGGTGGTGCCATGTGGGCACGTATGCCCATAACTGCCTTGGTAGGTGATTTTGATTTTGAAGGTTGGCCTGAGCCAATGCCTACTTACTTAGCACAACCTTGGGACTGTGCTTCGCATCATCATGCGGTATACCAAATAAATAGGGCACAACCTTGTCCTTGGATTGCTAAGATTGGTAGTGATTTTTTTCCGGCTAAATACCTATTTACGGTGGACTACACAGAAAGCGAAATAGCTGATGATCCTGCTCAACATAAACAAAGTCATGTGTTGCAACTATTAGAGGCTAATGAGTTCACAGGCAATATAGTCGCTTTACCAAATAATAGAGTTAGAGTTACACATCCTGCTTGGTGGGTTACAGGAGAGGGTCCTCCTGATTTTAAACCCTCTCATCACATACATTATTCCAAATCAGATTTAGACTACACCTTAGACGTAAATCAAATTTTTGATAATATGTACGCAGAGCCAGAAGAAGAGGAAAAATAATGGCGGTATCAAATAGTAAAGATTTTGAACTAGATGTAGCTGAATATATTGAGGAAGCTTTTGAGCGTTGTGGACTTGAGGTTCGCACTGGTTATGATCTTAAAACGGCAAGACGTTCACTTAATTTAATGTTAGCAGAATGGGCTAATAGGGGCTTAAATCAATGGACTATAAAGCAAAGAACATTGTCTTTAGTAAAATCTGACGGTCAATATGATCTTGGAACGGATGTAATTGATGTTTTGTCTGTTGTTGTTAGAAGAGACGATACTGATTTTTCTGTAGAAAGAATAAGCAGGGACACTTATTTATCTATACCTAATAAGACAACTGAGGGTAGGACTAATCAATTTTTTTTAGATAGACAAATTACACCTAATTTAAAAATATGGCCTGTACCAGAAAATAGTACAGATGTAATACATTACGATGCTTTAACTAGAATAGATGATGCCGACACTCAAGTTAATACTTTAGATGTTCCTTTTAGATTTTATCCCTGTTTAGCTGCAGGATTAGCTTATTATATATCCATGAAAAAAGCACCAGAAAGAATACAATTACTTAAAGCAGCTTATGAAGAAGAATTTCAAAGAGCTATGACTGAGGATAGAGATAGAGCATCATTTAATGTTGTACCACAATTTGAATATTTTAGGACGACATAATGAGTAAATATGCAAGTGGAAAAAGGTCATACGGTATTTCTGACAGATCTGGTTTTAGATATAGGTATAAAGATTTAAGGAAAGAATGGAACGGTGCTGTGGTAGGACCAGATGAGTTTGAGACTAAGCACCCACAGTTATTTCCAGTTCGTAAAGTGTTTGACGCACAAGCATTAAGAGATGCTAGACCAGAACCTATAGATACAGTAACCACCTTTGAAGTTAAAACAACAAATGGTATAATAAGTTTAGGTAATGGAAATTTTTCCACAGCAGGAAAAGCAGAATTACCTTCAAAAATTGAGTTAACAGATGCACTTGTGTCTGCAGTGGGATCAGTAACGGTGACAACATGAGTTTTACGCTTACAACATTGAGAACTGCTTTAAAGCAATATACCGAAAATACTGAAACAAGCTTTGTTAATAACATTGACTTGTTTATACGTTTGGCAGAAGAAAGAATATTAAAAAATGTTCAACTAAATGTTTTTGAAAAAAATGTGTCAGGCACTATGACTTCAAGTAATCAATATTTAGCTTGTCCTAGTGACTTTTTAGCTCCTAATTCTTTAACCATAACAAATAGTAGTGAATATTCTTATTTGCAATTTAAGGAAAAAGAGTTTGTGCAAACTTTTACACCAAATTCTGCTACAACTGGTGTTCCAAGGTATTATGCTCAATTTGATGTAGATAATTTTATAATAGCACCTACGCCTAATAGTGGATACACCGTGGATTTAAGTTACTTTTATAGACCTGCAAGTTTGTCTGAAAGCACTATTACTTTTACGGTAAGTAGTAGTTCATCTTTTAGTGTTGGTGAGACAATAACGGGTGGTACATCAGGATCAACAACAACTATTACAGCTTTACCGTCAAGCACTACTATTACAGTTATTGTTCCTATGGATAGTTTTACAGCAACAGAAACAATAACGGGTGGCACTTCTGGTGCTTCTACTACATTATCTTCGTTTACTTCAGATTCAACAGAATCATGGTTAAGCACTAACGCTGAAATAGCATTACTTTACGGATCTTTGATTGAATGTTATATTTATATGAAAGGCGACCCTGATATAATGAATGTCTATAATACTAGATTTGCAGAATCTATCGGTAGACTTAAAAACTTAGGAGAAGCTAGAGAAGTAACCGATGAATATACTATGGGGCCAATTAGAAAGGCAAAAACATAATGTTTACTGAATCTTTAACAATGGGTAACAATTTTTCAGTTGAAATACAAACAACTGATAATAGAGGACAAACTCCAGAAGAGGTAGCAGAAAGATGTGTTAATAAAATAATAGGGGTTTCTAATAATGCACACCCAGCTATCAGAGAGCAAGCTATTGCTTTTCGTAAAGAAATGGAAAAAGTAGTTGCAATTTATATGAGACAAGCTATCAAAAGTGACAGAACAACCGTATATAATGCAATTAAAGATTCAGGAAACCCTAAACTAGCAGAATATATAAGGAGAATGTGATGGCTTTTACGGGAAATTTTTTATGCACTTCTTTTAAAACAGAACTTTTAAAAGGTGTTCATAATTTTACAGCAACTACAGGAAATACTTTTAATATTGCTTTGTATGATAACAATGCTTCTTTTACAGCATCAACAACAGCTTACACCACAAGTAATGAAATTAGTGGTACCAATTACTCAGCTAAGGGTCAGGCACTTAACCCAGTCACCCCTACATCAAGTGGCACAACGGCCTTAGTTGATTTTGCAGATGAGGTTTTTAGTAATGTTACAATAAGTTCTGTAAGAGGTGCTTTAATATTTAATGACACTGCAACAGGAGATCCCTCCGTTGCTGTATTAGATTTTGGTGCAGATAAAGCAGCCAGTAGTGGAGATTTTACTATTGTGTTTCCAACTGCAGATGCAAGTAATGCGATTATAAGGATTGCTTAATGGCGACAGTTGTTGCGTTTAAAGGATGGAATAGCTCTCTAACTGCTTGGAATACAGGCACTTGGAATGGCGAGGGCGTTTTTCCTAGTGCAACAGCCTCTGTTGGTGCGACCACTGTAACAGGTGATGCTAACGTGTCTGTTACGGGAGTTGCAGGCACATCTGCTGTAGGAACAATATCTATTACGGGTGATGCTAATGTGTCCGTTAGTGGTATTGGGAGTACTTCTGCTATTGGTTCGTCTACGGTCACGGGTGATGCAAATATATCACCTACAGGTGTAGCAGGTACAACTGCTTTAGGTAATGTCTTTGAAACG